GATGGTGGTCAGCGATGAGCGGAACGCAATACCGCAAGGACGGGAGGTCGTTGAAGAACGAGGTCAGCTTCCGCCTGCACAGCAAACAGTATGAGTGTTTCTACGTAAACCCAGAGGCACGGGTCAAGATCATTGCCAAGGGTCGTCGGTTTGGGTTCACTCGTGGTCTTGCCATCTACAACATCGAGCGGATGCTGTCTGGCGTGACTCCGATTGTCTGGATAGACACGACCTACTCCAACGTGGAACGATACGTAGAGCGCTACTTCATGCCTGAGTTGCACAAGCTTCCGCGCTGGTCATGGCGTTGGAAGCAGTCGAAGCATGAGTTGTGGGTAGGGGATTCAGTCATCGACTTCCGCTCGGCTGAATACCCCGAAGCGATCGAAGGTTTCGGCTACCGACTGGTCAACATCAACGAAGCGGGCATTGTGTTGAAGGACCGCTACTTGTGGTTGAACGCCATCCAGCCGATGCTCTTCGACTATGGCGCTCCTGCCATCATCGGTGGTACGCCGAAAGGCAAGACGGTGAGGCGAACAGGTGAGGAGCATCTCTTCTACGAACTGTACAAGCGTGCGGAGTCGGGCGATCGAGCGAACTGGGTTGCGTACAACTACTCATCCTATGACAACCCGCTGCTGAGTGCGGATGATATTCGAGAGATGGAACTCGACACACCGCCGACCGTTCGTGAGCAGGAGATTTACGGACGCTTCGTCTCGAACGAAGACACGGGCATCATCAAGCGCGACTTCTGGCACGAGTACGACTGGACAGAAGAATCATCGTTGGCAGGAAGTGAGACTCGGCAAGGGTTCATCATCCAGTCATGGGACACGGCGTTCAAGCGTGGTCAGGAGAACGACTACTCCGTCTGTACTACGTGGCGTGTGCTGGACGGGCAGGTGCGGATGATTGACTGCGTGATTGGTCGCTACGAGTACCCTGCGCTTATCCGAGAGGCAGAGCGGATGCAGGCGATGTACCAACCGAAGTACCTACTCATCGAGGATGCTGCTTCTGGTCAGTCGTTGTTGCAGTCGCTCCGAGAGAAAGGACTGCGCCCGATCGCCATACCGCCTTCCAAGGACAAGACGTGGCGAGCACACGAAGCGACCAAGCTCATGTCTGTGGTCGAAGTGGCAATGCCCGATGCTAATTTGCCGTGGAAGCACAAGGTCATCGAGCAGTGCGCTGACTTCCCGAACGTCGAGCACGACGATATAGTGGACAGCGTGACGCAAACGCTGGTCTTCCTGCACAACACACTTGGCATCGGTCGCTTACGGCGTAGCGGTTCGAGCAAAGGACGCACCGAGCGATCGACGCCGAAGCAAGTCAGTACAACACGAGAAATCTTCAAAGGGTTCTGAGCATGAGCAATCCCGCCAACCGTCGAGACGTTCGCATTTGGGCGAACCAGAACGAGTCGTATTCTTTGCCACCGTACCTCGGCAGTGAGGTAGCACGCATCAAGCGCCACCGTGGTAGTGTGTCGCAGTTGGTCAACCGACTGCTTCCCAACCCAGACGATATTCTCCGCAAGGCAGGCAAAAAGATTCAAGACCTGCGCGACTTGATGAGTGACGCTCACACTTGGGCGTGTGTGCAGTCGCGGAAGTCGGGTGTGCTGGCGTTGGAGTGGGAAGTCACGGGACCAGACGAGAAGCAGGTAGGGTTCGTCCGCGACCTCTTGGAGAAGCTGGACATGAACTGGGTCGTGGCGCAAATGCTCGACACTCCGCTCTACGGCTACACTGTCCACGAGGTCATGTGGCGCATCAACTTCTCTGGTCACATCGTTCCGTATGAAGTCACCGCCAAGCCGAGCGAATGGTTCGGCTTTGACGAGAACGGCAACTGCGTCTTCAAGACGATAGAGAACCCAGACGGAGAAGCGCTACCGAACCGCAAGTTCTTGGTCGTGCAACACAACCCGACTTACACCAACCCTTACGGTGAGTCGGTGCTGGCGAAGTGCTGGTGGCCGTTGCTCTTCAAGAAGCAACTGATGAAGTTCGGTCTCATCTTCGCCGAAAAGTACGGGATGCCGTACTTGGTCGGTAAGTACCCAGAGCACGCTTCGCAGGACGAGGTGGACGAAGTGTTTGATGGCTTGCTCAACATGGTCAGGGATGGTGTCTTCACCGTACCGACCACGTTCGACGTGAGCATCTTGGAAGCTGCCAAGACTCCATCGGTCGATGTCTTCACCCGCTTTATCGTCATGTTCAATGCCGAGATCAGCAAAGCGATTCTGTCGCAGACGTTGACCACGGAGCAAGGCGACACTGGTTCCTATGCCATGAGTCAGACGCACTTGATGGTACGGAAGGACGTGGTGGACGCCGATCGCCGCTTGGTCGAGAAGTCAGTCAACGAACTCATCCGTTGGATTATCGACCTGAACTTCGCTGGCGTGACCGTCTATCCGACCTTCCGTCTGTTCGAGGAAGAGCAAGTAGACCTGACTCGCGTCCAACGTGATACGCAGTTGTGGGCAAGTGGATGGGTGAAGCCGACCAAGGACTACATCCAGCGTGCTTACAACCTGTCCGATACCGACTTCGAGATGGTGGACAAGCTTGCTGCTCCTGCTGGTGGCGGCTTCCCGTATGCCAGTGAGACGGTCGAAGACGCTGCCAAGCGCATCAGCACAGAGCCGAGCGTTGCCAGCCCGATCGCCAGTGGTCAACCTGCACCGACTCGTACCGTTCCTGCCGTTGCTGCCAAGCCGACCATCAAGTCAAGTCAGCAGTTGGTCAAGGAGTATGCCGACAAGCACGCCGATGCCGAAGCATTAGACGCTGTGATGCAGGAGATGATGGTGCCAGTCGTTGAACTCATCACCCAAGGAGCGAATTACTCCGAGGTCGGTGATAGAGTCTTCGAGTTGTTCCCTCACCTCGCTACCGAAAAGCTGGAAGAGTTGATCGCTCAGTCGATGTTCGCTGCTCAACTCATCGGTGAGGTGTCGGCATGAGACCCAAACCGAACCGCCAAGCAGTCTACGATGCTCTCTACCGTCAACACTTGCTGGCGTGTGGTGGTGATACGATGCAGGCAAAGCGCCGTACCGACTTGGCATGGTGGAAGACGTTCGGTGAGGTGGTCGGCGTTGAACCTGCCGAGCGTGTTGACTTCCAAGCTGCTCCGAAAGTGCTTGCCGATGTCTTCAAGCTTCCGCCAGAGGAAGCGGTCAAATACTTGGAGTCGCTCGGCTACAAGATCAGTGGAGACGCAACCAAGACGCTTGAACTCATCCGCCAGCGCGTCTTCACCATCACCAAGGTCTTGTCCGCCGAAGTGCTCAACGATGTGAAAGGGATGCTGGAAACAGCCATGAAGGACGGCGAGACGTTCGACGAGTTCCGCAAGAAGTTCGACGAGAAGTTGCAGAAGCGTGGTTGGAAGAGTAAGCAGGCAGAAGGACAAGCACGCAAGCTCACACCGTCCCGCTTGAAGGTGGTCTTCCGTAACAACTTGCAGACGGCATACAACAACGGCAGGGTAGAGCAGATGAAGCGGACGACTTCCTCCCGTCCTCTTTGGCAATACCTTGCCGTGGTTGATCGCTCGACCACGGACGTATGCCGAGACCTTCACGGTAAGGTCTTTTGGGCAGACGACCCGATCTGGAACCGCATCACTCCGCCGAACCATCACAACTGCCGAGCAACCATTCGGTCAATGAGCGAAAGAGACGCCAAGCGCTACGGCATAGATGTTTCACGTGGAACACAGTACGAAGGAGCGCAACCAGACGAGTCGTTTGCCAACCCGCCGTCCGATACACCAGAGCCAGACTTGTCTGCTTACCCGCCTGCTCTTCGGAAGAAAGTCCAAGAGTCGCTTCGCTCTCGGTAACTCATTCGTCAACCCTTCGCGTGTGCGTGTGCGTGTGCGTGTGCGTTCGTGTTACAGCGTGGGTGACGTGTGAGCGATCAAATGACCCCCGTAAACAGCGCTCAGCGGATTTTCGCACCCGAACCCATGAATTGACACGTTTTCGCGTCAAAATCCCCGTAAAACCGACGCAAAGGGGCAAAAAAGGGTATGTGCAGGTGTCGCGGCGTGCGTCATTCGTCCCAAACACCCCCGAATACCCTCACAAAAGGGCGTAGGCGCATTTTCGGGGTTCGTTCGTGTTCGTGTACGTGTGCAGGTGTGCGAACGATACGGGCGCGGTTATCGGCGCAGTTGTTTGGCAAGATGCTCGCGCAAAATCTCAGCCATCTCACGTCGATCGCTCGCTTGGATGACGATGAACGGACGAGCAGGAAGAAAGGTCGTGCCGTACTGATGAGCAGCAGCATAGCGAACGTTGCTACCAACATACAACCGCCTGCCACGGATGCGATAGTTGATAGACGAGCGCAGTCGTCCAGTGAAGAGCAGAAGGTTGCGCGGGTCTTTCTTCTTCTTCGTCTTGTACTTGGAGTATTGTGCCGAGACTGGCTCCCACCGCTTCGACCCGCCAGTCGGATTGTCTTCGTCGCCGTTCCATCGACCATGCTTCTCGAAGTTCTCTTGGATGCTGGTCACCAGCATCTCGCCGATGTCGGTCAAGTACCCCTCTGACTTGACCTGCTTGAATTGCCGAAGCATCTCTTGACTGAGGTCAATCCGCTTCGCCATTGTCTGCCTCGTTGAGTTCTTGCTTGTAGCGGAAGTAGGTAGAGCGCGAGATGTAGAACCGCGCCGTGACCTCTATGCTTCGTGCTTCTGGATTGGCTTTGAGGTACTCGATCACCTCGTCCTTGTTGCCGCCTTTCGGAAAGTAGACACGCTGTCCAGCGAACTCTTGCAACACTGCTCGTGCTGCCTCTTCGCCTATGACCTTGGTCAGTCGTGTCTCGATGTCCTGCATACGGTGACGGCGTTACTGGTAGTAGAGCCAGCTTGGGAGTCGAACCCAAGATGCCGCAGGAGGAAGGTTACCACACGAACCCCCTGCTCCACACTGGCACCGTGTTGGTATCGTTTCGCCAACACTCGAATCTTCTCAGGAGCTTTGGTGTTGCGCTTTCCGCAATGCTATGATGGTGTCGTACTTCGATGGCTTGACTTCCAGCATCGCTGCGACCTTCTTGGGTGCGAGTTGCGCTCGCCATCGTACCATGAGAGGATGACTCTCTGGCATCCCTGCCTTCTGCGCTGCCTCTACCACCGCTTCAAGTCGCTGCCGTTTGGATGGCTTGCTCATCGTGTTCGACTCCTTCTTCATTCCGTATGCTTCCACCAAGCACGATCGCCACAATATTCTCGTGGCAGCGCAAGATACACTCTACGGTTGATAAGTCAAGCAGTTGGCTTGGCGTGAAGCGCAGGACGTGCCACCCGTCCGTTGTCGCTGTGTTGTACTTCTCCATGTCTGCCAAGAAGCCAGAAGGTCGGGTATGGCGTCCAAGACTCCACACCCCACCTTCTACTTCGATCGCCAGACGCACCGTAGGGTACGCCATGTCGAACCGCCACCGTCTTCGAGAATGAAACCGATACTCGAACTCGGCACGTGGCATACCGCGCTGTTCAAGTATCGTTGCCAGAAGTGCGAGCTTCTTGTCTACGGCGCTCACGTTCTTCTTGATATTGGGCAACCTTCGTTTCTGCTTTGGAGCGGCGCTCTTGCTCTTCATAGAGTTGTGACTTCAAGTTGAGGACTTCCATCTGCAACTCTCGAATATACTGCTCCCTTTCGTCTCGTCCTTGTCCTTGTGCCAAGAGTCGTGCCTTCTTCTGTTCGTCCAACGTGCCTGCCGCGTATGCTTGGCGGGTCATGTTGCGTAGCATCGAGCGTGTGACGATATGCAGGTCAGTGCCAGACAACTTCTCTGCCACCTCTTTCACTTGTTGCGGTGACGGAAAGAAGTCGGAGAGGAGTAAGCGCGGGTTCGTTCCTCTCATCGTCCAATCACCGAACGCCATCCACGACTCTGCCCTGCTTGCCTGCAACAACGTGTATCCGATGCTTTCCAGTGTGTCGATGAAGTAGGTAAAGAGTTCGGGCGGGACAATGATGCCCCGCCCTTGTGCCAACGTTGTAAGACTGACCGTCTTCAACCATTGGTGTAACTCTTCACGACTCATCCGTTGGTCGAACGATCGCTCGGCATCAGCGCTTGTTCTTGTCGTACTCATCAGCGAGTCGAGTGAGTTCAGCGCTATCAACCGAATGTCTTGAACCTTTCTGCGTCCGTTGTCCATCTTGTTCTGACCTCTTGTTACGTGTGAGCC